GCCCAGAGCCTGGCCAATACCAATGGGAGTAGCGCTAGGCCCAGAGGCCTTTAATAGCGCCATAGCAGCCTGCATGACACCCTGGTTGCGCATAGCCTTTAGCTGCTCTGGGTCAAGGTAACCCTCAAAGCCAGTAGATGGCGCATTGCCAAACAGCAGGCCGCCTAAATCAAAATCTGCCATGATGTCAATCCTTTAAAAGAGTCCAAGCAAGCCGCCCAGGGCAGCACCCCAAGGACCGCCTAACTGGTAACCGGCAGCAGCACCACCCAAAGCACCGGCGCCTACATTCCTACTATATGGCGTAGTCGTAGTCTGACCTAAATTCGGCAATCCCTGACCCAAAGCAGACTGCGCTATTTGTAGCTTTTGCAGGCCGATATTGCGCTGCGCATCCAGCTGCTGCTGCAATAGTTGCTGACGTGCTGCACCGGCCTGCATAGCAGCCGTAGCGCCACTCATGCGCAGACCTTGCTGCTGCGCTCCAAGGTTTCCCAATTGGTTAGCAGCACTTAGTCTTAATTGAGCACCGGAAAGACCAGCACCCTGATTAGCCAATGCAGCATTCTGTCCAAGGTTTGCATTAAATTGCGCCATCTGATTTCTTTGCATAGCATTAGCCAATGATGCCTGGTTCATTGCTCCAGCGCCAAACTGTGATGCAGCAGAACGTTGCGCAGCGTTCTGCATAGAAGCCTGCTGCTGGCGTGCAAGGTCTTGCTGCTGCGCAGCCATTGCCTGGTTGAATGCTTGCTCATTGAGCTGCGTAGATAGCTTTCCTGCCTGAGTACCAAAGCCAAGGTTTGTCTGCGCCTCCGCTACACCCTGACGCGAACCTCCAAAGGCGCGTGCAGCACCAGCTTGTTGCGCAGTCTGACGTATAGCATTCTGACGTGCAGTCTCTAAATCAGCCAACGCATTCTGGCTAACTTGCTGCGTGTACGGGTTCATGTAGCTGCCGATACTCCCAGCGCCACTCATGCCAAGGTTTGCCTGTGCAGCATTCACGTCAGTGGCGCCATAACCCTGTGCGCGTGCATAGGCTGCTGGTCCTGCTGATGCACCACCAAAACTAGCAGCTTGATAACCTCCTGCACCAGCCTGTGACGCTGGGCCTCCGCTAAAGCCTCCAACCATTGCAGGCTGATAGGTTCCCTCAACACCAGTTCGGTATGCAGCCTCGTCAACGCTGGCAATACCAGGGCCAGCAAGACCAGTATTGATTAGCTGCTGCTCGCCAGCCTGGTACATGGGATTGAAGCCAGCAAACTGCTGCACTGGCAATGCACCAGCAACACCCTGCGCCTGCTCCAGATTAGCTAAGAATGCTTTCTTTAGATCGGGATCAATGCTCGTTGTCGCCGTCTGACTACCGCCTTTGCTCATACGTTTCCCCTTTACATTTCGAGCAAGCCGCGTAGCTTGCCCTTAGAAATCTTGCCACTATTGATGGCGTTCATTAAGTCGATGCCGTACTTAGCAACAGCCTTGTCGTTGATGACAAACTCACCAGACTTTAGGGCGCCATATCCTTGATCTGGACCCGCAGGGTTTGGACCTTGTAGGTGTTGCATGGACACCTGTCCACCTTTAGCAAATCCTCCGCGAGTACCTCGGTCACCACCACCTGATGCATCACCATCACGGCCACCAGTAGCAGCACCACCGCCACCGTCTCCACCGCCTCCATAGCCACTTCCACCTCTGCCATATCCTTCATTGCTATAGTTATCGTTTGAAGCAATATCGTTGCTCACGATTGGGCTATATGTCACAGGGCTTGATACTGCTACTGGTGTAGGTGCTTCTGGAGTAGGCGCTAGAGAGTAACTAGAGATAGGATTAAATCCACCTTCGCTTACTGCCGGTGCTGCTGGGCCTACAGAGTAACCAGAGATAGGATTAGGCTGGCTGATAGTTCCAATGTTTGAACCTTCTGCCGTGCCAAGTAAAGAATTTGGGTTTAGCGAATAACCAGATATTGGATTAGGCTGGCTGATGACCCCGCTATTTATTCCAGGCTGCGCTGCTTCTGCCTCTGCAACACTGCTAAATCCAGATGTGTCAACAATTGGAGCCGGTTTCTGCTCACCTAAAAGAAAACGAAGTAAGCCACCTGTATAACTATTTGGGTCGTAGTTGAATGATCTATCACCATAATATCCACTAGCCTCACCACGATCACGGCTACCGCCACCGCGAGTAGTGCTATCAATATCTGCAACTACTGGTGCAGCAGCCGGTGCTCGCTTGTACAGGTCAGGATTAAATCCCCCCATAGCACCACTACCAGCACCGCCATACAAATTACCACCACCATAGTTCCCCATCTGCGACATGATGGCCTGGTACGGACCCTGCTGTGCGTATTGCAAGTAAGGTATTGTGGATTGGTCTAATGGCGCAGAATTACCGCCAGGTTGCATATAACCAGATGCTCCACCAAGACTCATATTGTTCCCCTTACAAATTTTTGCTCAAAATAAACCACTTAGGTTCGTATCCTTCATCGCGCAGAAACGTCTTGGCCCAGCCCTTACGTCCTGCGAGAGTAACTCGCGTGCAACCTAAACTCTTGCCCCAACGCTCGATGTGTGGTCGCATCAGCTTGAGTTCATCTAGGTCGCCGCCAGCCAAGAAGTAGTGCAAGTTCTTGATTCGCGGGTAGACAATGATCTCGGTCACCACCACCGACTTGACGCCAGGCCAGACCTGAAACCTGTCCTTGGCCACCCCGTCGGCAATGTCATCAAATGTGTGTGTACCTTCCGAGTATTCTAAAGCCGATTCCACCTGCTGGCGCAGCCTCTCTAACTCGTCCAAGTCTCTCATCGACGCCCACCGGCTGTCGCCTCCAAGCGCATAACCCCAATCCTCCAATCGGATAAGGTGTTACCCGTTACCTTCATCTCAACCTGGCGCCCAGAGAACCGGACGCTGGTAGGGTTTGCCGCCGTGTAGGGTCCAAAAGTAGACTCCTCGCCGGTAGGGTAGAACCTTGACTTGAATGAGACTACGGCCTCGCCTAGCGTCTGCTCGTCAGGAATCACCTGCCTGACGTTCATAATGTTTTCGCCGGTCCCCAGCTCAATGGGTCCAGATTGCGCGTACAGTACCGCCGAATCATAGTCAAATCCTACCTCGTGCTCGTAGATGTATCCGCTGCTGTCAACCATGATGGGATAGGTAAACACTCCGGCATCCGTACCCGCTAGGCGAGACAATGTGCCTATGTTCCAGTGACCCTCACGGTAGTTGTACGTCACATACGAATCGTTCTCATTGGAGTCATTGGACGGGTAGAACCACCATATCTCACCAAACTTGCTATTGTGTACGGCATAGACTTTTGATTTTTGCGTCAGGTTTATGTCGTTAAAAATGTAATCACTTACGTCGCAAGGCAGTGGCTTGACGTACCCGTCGTACATCCAAAACCCGCTGCTGGACATCCAGATCGCGGCAGTGTCGATGGCGGCCACTGACTGCGCTGAGATCAACCCGCACCCGCTACCGGCCTTGTCAAACCCATAAACAAATGGCGCGCCAATGTACTGCGCCGTATGTACGTCAACATCAGTAAACAGTAGGTTCACACCCTTTACGCGCTTACCGGCAAGCAAAGTGCCTGGAGTGGCCAGCTCGTAGTCACCCGCCAAATTGTCTATGGCGGCAGTCCAAACTGTATTGTTCTCCTGATCCGACCATGCCACCTTGCGCGGGTTACCACCAGCGCCTAGAGCAAACACAATCCGGTCAGCGGTAACCATCACCGCCTTGCAGCTTGTTGGTGCATTGGTAATGGCGGCGGCCAACGTGGGCGTTGTAAACCCTAGCTGCCACTCGTACAGCTTGCCATCTGCATTTGAGCAAGCGACTAGGTACTCGCCCCAAGTATCCATCGACCAGGTTGTTGCGCTGGTTATATTTGTCAAGTCAGGTCGCTGCACTCCATAAGCAAACTTTCCATAGGCAGAATAACCATAACCAGTATTTGACGTGGCATCAGCAATGCCAGCCGTGAATCCTGTTGGTGTGATGTCCTTTAACGTACCAAATTCATCCATCACATACAGCTTTGTGTGCGTACCAGCAGAAATCCATCTGTTATTGGTGTTATCACGCCAAGTAATCAATCCCCTGCACTTGCCAGACATTGCAGTCTGGTTAGAGAAACGCTTACGCCACCCGTTAACAGGACGCAGGGTATTCTCGTACCAGCGCACCAAGTTAGCGTCATACCAGCGCCCAGATGATTGGTACTCGGTCCCGTTACGGTAGATGCCTGGTGGTATTTTCAAAGGTATGTACATGACGTTCTCACATTGTGTTTGACACAAATTGCATGGTCGCAATCAGCGACGCGGTAGAAGGGTAGTTGGACGCGGCAGCGTATGCCTGGATGCTGACTGTGGTGCTGTCAGTCTCCCACCAAAGCTCAATGTAGTCATTGGCGTTAAGTGATAGGAAGTAGTTCCATCCAACAATTGTGTGGCCATCGACTGCGCCATGTTTAGATGGTATCCCAGCAAATCCGGTAGAGCCAACAAGGTTTGTCCCGTTGACCTTAATCCAGACCCTTACATCATGGTCTGCGCTCGCTGTATTCTCAAACTGTCCTGACCATTGAAGGTTATAGATGCCAGAGTCAGTAACCGTGATGCGCGAGTTGCTGACAACTGTCACCCCATTGGAGTAATCAGTCGTATTTAACGTCATGGCATACGCGGTATTGATGGCCGCCGCCGTCTGGTCTGCCGTGCTCTGGAAGGCGCCATAGGGGGCGTTGATGTACCGGCTTCCCTTGACGCCAAGCAAGGCGCCAAGCACCGAAGTCACTTTTCTGAAGTAAGCATTGAGCGCGCCATTGGACTCGTTAAAGTTACGGCGCTCGTACTCCTCTGGTGGATACCCCAGATTTGGCGGTGTCGGAGTCTCAAGTTTTTGCTGGATGGCCATAGTTTTATTGTGCCACCATTAGGATAAGAATAGGACGCGCTCATCCTTGCGCCGGTTCTGCAAACCCTTTAGAGGCTTACCAGCGGCCATGCAATACTTTAAGAATTCCTCCGCAGCGCCTTCCATATCCCCGCGCAGAACCTTCTGACGGAGGGTTGATCGCTGTAGTGTTCCCAGACCACAGTTGAAGCTAAAAGAACACAGGCCATCAAACTGGCCTTGGGTAAGACTAACAGGAACCAAAGACTCCACACCGCGCTCAAAACGCTGTAAATCGCTTGCAAGTATTCCATTGACTTCCTCCATAGACCATAAACGATCATCCTCTGGGCGTAATGCAAACCCATCACGTTCTTCTAGCTTTAGCCTGCCCTGCTCTGGGTACATTACATGGCCAATTCCAATTGTCCAAAGTCGGGCCGGACAGCGATAAGGACGCTGCCTGGTTCCCTCGTGGTGCTTAATTACACCAAGTGCTTTGTCTGAGACTTTCATTTTCCAAATGCTCGGCCACCAAAGTGAAACGCTACGATAGATGCGAACAGCGCCTGGGTATTGCTATCCCAAAGTTTCTCAGCCAATTGTGGAAACTCTATGCCTCGGTTGTATCCATAGATAAACAGGCCAACATCTACAAAGCACAGTAGTAAGAAAAATCCCATAGTAATGAAACTGCGCGTACCAGCACGCAAGTCCTTTATCCACTGTGACGTTCCCTCGTTCAGACTCTCATCATGCTTATAGATGGCGTTCATCTCAGACACTTGAGCGTTGACTAGGTTCTCGTTAGCCTTGGCAGTTGTCTCTAACTCTAGCTGCTGGCTGTGTATTTGCTCCACCCGTTCTTGCGCCTCAAATCCTGCTTTACGCAGCTCTAGCTCGCGCTCTATCTGCAACTGCGCTAGTGCCAGCTCGTGCTTCTTGTCGTTGCGGTCCTGGAAGAAGTCCAGCAGTTTGGGCAAGCCGCCCATCAGAAATGAGATCAGGGTTGATAGGATGGTAAGCATGGTTTAGTCCTTTCCGGTCAGGGTTTTGATTTTGGTATTTACTGGAACTTTTTCTTCCAAGATGGCAATGTGCATCCTGTTCTCTGCAATCTGGTCACGGTTGCGTTGGATTTCTTTTTCTAAATCTTGGCGTAACTTTTCCCGTGCAAGTTCTGCCCCAGTGTTGCTTGCTTGCTTGTTGTCGCTGGTAACAACCAAACTGATTTTGCTGTTTAAGATGGTGACTTCATGGGCCAAGTTAGACAAGGCGCTCATCAAGTAGACAACGCAAGAAAACAACAGCGGCAACAAAGCAAACGTGATCTTTTCAATCAGTTGGCCTTTGGCTTCCATGTTTTGAATCTTTTCCTCGCTCATCTATTTCCCCATCAAAAGTGTTAACCACCAAAAAAGAAGTCCCAGCAATAACAGAATCAGGGCACCGGCCATCAACCAAGTCAACAAATCATCTATATCGTCCTTGCGTTTCTTAGCGTGATTTGCTGCCAGTATTTCCTCTACCTTACGCTGCTGGATGATCCTATTGCGCTCTACCAGCAACTGCTGCCACACATCAGCGTTTCCACTCATCACCATGTAGTTGTTCAGTTCCCTCTCGGCGTCTGCAAGTACCTTTGCCTGCATCACTATCTCAAACGCCTGCGCCGTATCCGACTGTGCAAAACCACTTTTAGGCTTTGCCGCTGCCTTCTGGACAACGTCCTTGGCATCAAAAAACTTCATCAGGTCGCCAGATACGGCCTGGATGTCCTTACCTAGTGCTATGGCTGCCTTAACTCCCTTAATCGCTGCTTGGGCAGTAGCAAAGGCTGTGAGTGGGTCTATCATTTTTCAACCTTTTTCCACTCCAAACAATAAACCCTACGCTCGAATACGTCCCCCGTCCATGCCCACCTAACGCAAACAAACTTTGCGGGTACGGCAATCAAAATAACAGCAACCACCCATTTCAACTTTTTCCTAACCAGTGGCTTATATAACCGATCACGCTACCAAAAGCAGATACTGCAATCATTCCCATCCAGAAACCTCCCTTAGATTGATTCGCCATCTCAACCAATCGCTCTATTGACGTTTCCATCTTGTCAATCTTGGCAGACATCTCGTCAAACCGGCGCTCGTAGTCCTGCACCTTCTGCCAGAGGACTCCGTACTTGACGGGATCAATTTCGGGGGAGTTCATTTTTAGTTAAGCAACTCTGTTGCCTTTTGTTCTGACTGATCTTTTGCTTCTTTTTGCAAAGCCTCAACCAATTGAAATACGTTTTGATAAGGCTGCGTTCCAAGGTATTGGAGTACAGCGTTAACTAGGTTTAGTGATAGGCTTACCTTCTCCATTACCAAGGAACTCCAGCCGCAGTCACTGGATTCTTTTGCAGTTCGATCTGCTGGGCCAGTGCTGCCTCTGTTGCGTCTTTGTCCACGCCGGAGGCCCAGCACCAATCCAAGACCTCTGCCATCGTGACGTTAGCGTAGGGGACAGTGGGAGTGCCTGCCTGCCATGAGCAAGTGCTGTAGCTTGATGCGGTGTAGTCACCATCTACTGCTGTGGCAGTCCAGTGCGCGGTGGTGATGAAGCCGTCTGCTACCAAGTAGTCAGTTTGTGTGATTGTCCAAATAGTGTTCATAGTTTGCTTTCAAGTTGAGCAACACGGCTTCTCAATGATTGGAGTTCTTTGACCAGCATGGGTACAAGTTTGGAGTAGTCCACAGCCATCATTTCGTCTGTGTCTGTGGGTTGGTGTACTGCTTCTGGCGCAACTGTTACAAGTTCTTGGGCAATAAAGCCAGCACGTTGGTGCGTTTGGTCTGTTATCCAATCAAAACTGCGAACCTTAATAGAATCAATGACGCTACCAAACTCAGGTGCATCAACAATGTTTTCTTTAAGGCGTTGGTCAGAAGTTACGTTATACAGAACTGCTGTTGTGCCTGATTGAGTGATAGAACCAATTGCAGAACCATTGTAATTAAATGAGGCATATAAATCGCCGTTTATATCCCCTGTTGAATGTGAAACAACTATTTGTGCCCCGCCCGTGGTAGCCAATGTTATATTGCGTTGGGTGGAGCCTACTGCACCAGAGAAGATATTCCCGTTAACATCCAACTTTGTGGTTGGCGAAGTCGTCCCAATACCAAAGTTACCGCTGTAGTCGAGGGTGGCTCTGGTTGTAGAGTTTGTTCCAAACTGCAAAGGAGTTGTGCTAACTGTAAAAAGAACCGTAGCGTTTGCGCTACTTCCAGACATAATTGCCGAACCCGCAGAACTTTCAACTCCAATAACTCCATCCGCACCAGTGCTTGTAAATCGTGCAAAGTTAGCACCTGTTGTCGTGCCGTTTATAGTTAGCGTTTGCGATGCAGAGCCAGACCCCGTAGCACTTAGCGTCCCGGTGACTGCTAGTCCAGTGGAGGCCGTGACAATAGCCACTCCATTTGCAATATCGACGTTCCCCGCTAATGGGTTTAATTTCAATGTCTTTGCAAACGTAATACTTGGTTGCACAGCTTGTAGATAAGCAGTATTTCCGGTTGTTTCTGCTCCGAGCAATAACCTAATGTTTGCACCACCAAGCGTGGCAGATGCGTTAGTCTCGTTTGCAGCAGTCCCAGTCTTTTGAAGTGCAGCCTGCTCCGTAGCACTCAGCGTAGTAAACGCACCCGTGGAAGGTGTCGTAGCGCCTACTGTGCCATTCATTACTGCGCCGGTTAGCGTCTTGTTGGTCAAGGTGTCTGTCGTTGCCTTGCCCACCAAAGTGTCAGTTGCAGCAGGCAGCGTGAGCACCGTAGTGCCAGCCACCGCAGTCGCAGCAACTGTCGTAGTGCCTGACGTAGAACCAACAAACTTGACTGTGCCAGCAAGGTTTAACGTCTTGCCAGAGCCAACATTGAGGCCGACTGAAGTGCCTGTGCCAGCCGCATCGAACACTGAGTCAATTAACCCCATATCCGTATTTAACTTTGTACCCCAGGTGTCGGCACTAGTACCTACCTCTGGCTTGGTGAGTAGTAGGTTTGTGGTTGTGGTATCTGCCATGATTTACTCCTAGATAGGCGTCCAAGTAGTTGACCCGTCTGTGACTGGCGTCCAAGTGTCAGGCGTGTCGTTAATGATTGTCCAGTTGTTTGAATTATCGCTTGAATTTGTCCAAACGGCACTGGTGTCCGACTCAGGCGCCCAGCTCTCAGCGGTGTCAGACTCAGGCTCCCACAGCAGCCGCTGCGTAATCAAATCAAGCGCAGATGCAGCCTCAGCGACTTGAACTAAAAAATCAAATCCAGCAAATAAACTATCTTCTACGTTTCCGTACTCTTGCAAATCAGAAACAAAAATTGCTGTATTAAATATATCTTCTGTTAAATTAAGTGCTTCAAATAATTCTAAAGACAAACTTGCAGTTGCAGACTGGTCATCAGAAGCAGATAAAGTTTCACTTATTTGTGAGTTGTATTGAAGCAATGAAGTAATTGAGTCTGCCGCTGAATTTGACTCACTCAAAGCAGATACAAACGTCAATGTGCTAATTGCGCTATCTGCTGCTGACAATGAATCAGCAGTTGATACAACTACAGTTAAAGTATTGGCAAATACATCTGACGCAGATAGGGAGTCACTCAAACTGACAGGAATTGTCAAGATGCCAACTTGCGCATCTTGAGATGTAATGCTTTCAGAAACAGAAGTTAAAAATATTGCTGATAAGTTTATGGTGTCTGTTGCTGATAAAGACTCAGAATTTGAACTTGAGTAACCTGTCCCAGGGGCCAGACTGTCGTATGCGCTATACCCATACACACTCTGGCCATAAGCACCACTACCATACCCACCATCTGAGAAACTTACTGAATAAACATTTCCACTAGATGTTGACTCAATTGAGCTAAATGGTAATCCAAATGGTGATATGCCAAACATAAATTAACCAACTAGATAAATTCAACCCATTGACAATTTTGCTCGTCCCAAGCATAGCGTTTGTCATCTGTAGGCATAGGTACAGGGCAATCCCACTGGCAAGTCTGCTCGTTTAGCGTCCAGCTAGGGAACGGCTGCGGTGGGATAAACGCATCCCTGTTGGGATCGTAGGTATAACCAATACCAGCAGCATTTTTGCGGATTGTGGCGTTAAATGACGTTTGCTTCCAGTTGGAATCGCCAAACAAACTGACTAAAAACTCCACACCTTTGGCTTCTGACTCAACGCCATCTACCAACAATTCAGAATTATTAACAACAACAACCGTAATGACTACGTTGTTTTCATCAAGTTTTGCAAAATGTGCCATGATTAGAACGTAATAGAACCAGTGCCAGTAAATTTGTAGTAGCGGTATGTAGCGTCTGTGGTTACGGTGGGAGTACCTGTGGTCGCTGTAGCTGTATTGGCAAGCAAGCAACGAATGCAAACAATTCCAGAGCCGCTATTACCGCCAGTCGCAGAAGTTGCTGATCCTGTAACTCCAGCGCCGCCACCACCACCACCGGTGTTTACAGTACCAGCAGCACCGTTGTAGCCTGCCGCCGTATTACCGCCAGCGCCGCCGCCATCTGTTGCAGTTCCTGCTGTTCGTCCACCATACGCACCGCCGCCACCACCACCAGCATAAGTTACTGTTGCGCCGCTGTATGTACTAGACGTTCCAGCGCCGCCATTGCCGCCAACACTGGCTGTTCCGTTTGAACCTACAGCACTTGCACCGCCGCCACCGCCACCGCCGTAAGCAAAAGGGGTACTTGTTGGGCCACCAGTACCTCCCGTATTTCCTTGTCCAGATGTTCCTGCGCCACCAGCTTTGGCGTATCCTCCACCACCTCCAGAGCCACCGGTAAG